GGGTGAGCATCACATCGGTGTTGCAGATGGACACCGGTGCCATCATGGCTGTGCTGCCCCGCATCAGCACGCCGACGCTGACCAAACAGGACGTGGAAAAACTGGACATTGCCGATCTGACCGAGTGCGGCATCACCCTCGCCAGTTTTTTTCTGCGGAAATCGGAACGGGTGGACTCCCCGACCGAGTAGAAAACCCGATGGCTGACATCGCGGCGATATTCCACTGGCCGCCGGCAGTGATGGATGCCATGGAGCTGGATGAACTAATGGCGTGGCGCGAGCGGGCGCGAATCCGTGCTGGGAGTGATGAATGAGCAACACCCGCCTGCGGCTGGAAATCCTGCTGGCTGCGATTGACAAGGCCACCGCGCCCATCAAACAACTGATGGGCAGCAGCCGGAAATTGGCTGATGAAACAAAGGCGTTGCGAGATAAGCAAAAAGAGCTGCAGCGTGTACAGAACAACATTGACAGCTACCGAAAAACGTCTGCTCAGGCCGGCGCAACCGCCGCTGCGCTGAAACGCACACAAGAAACTATCCAAAAACTCGCCCAGGAAATCTCGGCCACAACCAACCCAACCCGTGAGATGAAACGGGAATTCGAGAAAGCCAAGCAGGCGGCGAAGGATCTCAAAACTCAACACGGAGAGCTGATAGAAAAACAACGGAGAATGCGTGAGAGATTGCGCGAATCCGGGGTTGAAACCAAAAATTTGTTGCAGCACCAGCGCCGGTTACGTGATGAGCTGGCAAGTACAAATACCGCGCTGACAGCGCAGGAAAAAAAATTAGAAGCACTGAACAAACAGCAGCAAAAAAAACACGCGGCCCGTGCCGACTACCAAAAAGGGATGGCGCAGCGCGACCGCGTGGCCGGGTTTGGCGCGTCGGCGATGGCTGCCGGGGCCGCCACCGGCATGGCCGTGCTCGCCCCGGTGAAAGCGTTTGCGGAGGCAGAGGATTCAGCCGTGCAGTTGAAGGTCGCCATGATGCAGGCCGGCGGCAAGGTGCAGGCCGAGTACGCCCCGGTAGTGGCGCTGGCAGAGAAACTGGGCAGCACGTTGCCGGGCACCACCGCCGAGTTCCAGGACATGATGCGCATCCTGATTCAAAAAGGTTTGGACGCCAAAACCGTACTCGGTGGCGCGGGCGAGGCGACAGCCAAACTGGCCATCCTGACCAAATCCAGTTTTGCCGACACCGCCGACGCCATCAGCGTGTTGCAAGACAGCATGGGGGTAGCTGACAAAGACATGGTGGCCGCCGCTGACCAGATGCAACGGCTCTACAACGTCGGGATGAAAATCCCGGACATCCAGGAGGGGTTCAAGGCAATTGGACCTGCGTTGACATACATTGGCAAAGGGGGTCTGGATGCAGTCAAAGCGCTGGCGCCGTTGTTGGCCATTACTGACGCAGCGGGCATCAACGCCAGCACAGCAGGCATTGCCTACAACAGCATTATCCGGCATTCACTGGATCAGAAAAAAGTCAGCGAGACCAATGGGCTGCTGAAAGGGACCGGCATCAAGCTGAAATTTACCGACGACAAGGGAAATTTTGCTGGTATCGAAAATCTGGTCAGCCAGGTGATGAAGCTGAAAGATCTGTCACATACACAGAGAAGCTCCGTTATCAGCAAGCTGTTTGGCAACGATGCTCAAACAATGGATGTCCTCAATGCGCTGATGAAAGCCGGCAATGAAGGCATCGCCCAGATGAGCCAGAAGCTGGCCAATCAGGCATCGCTGCAGGAACGCATTGGCGCACAGCTGGGCACGCTCAAAAACCTGTGGGATGCCGCAGGCGGCGCGTTTACCGGGTTGCTCGTCAAACTCGGTGAGTCGATTGCACCGGCGGTCAAATCCGCCACCCAGGCCATCTCTGCGATCAGCGATTGGATGTCGAAATGGGCGGCAGAAAACCCAGGGCTATCCGGCACGCTGATGACAATCGCCGCCATTGTTGCTGTCGTCGCCGTGGTGCTGGGCGGCATGTCGCTGGCGCTGGCCACCATCATGGGGCCAATGCTTGTGGCCAATATGGGCCTGACCATGCTGTCCACCACCGTGCTGCCCGCGCTGACCGCCGCCACCGCCGCATTTGGCGCGGTGCTGATGGCCACGCCGGTGGGCTGGATTGTCGCGGGTATCGCCGCGATCATCGTTGTTGGCAACGCGCTATACGCCTACTGGGAGCCTATCAAGGCGTTCCTCGGCGGGATGTGGGAGGGTTTTACCGCTGGTCTGCGCGGCAGCACGCCGTTGTTGGACTCAATCGGTGCGCTGATCAACAACGTGATCACCGTGGTGCAAAATCTGCTCGGGCCACTGGGGGCATCGTCCGAATCGCTCGGTACGGCGGCCAGCGCCGGGGCGGCGTTTGGCACCGCGCTGGCTCTGGCGGCTGAAGTGGCTCTGCTGCCGTTCAAACTGCTGCTGGCTACGCTGTCCGGCATTGGCGCGGCGCTGGCAGAGCTGTCGGCAGGTAACCTGGGAAATGCCTGGTCTGCGGCAAAATCGGCGTTCGGGGCGGTGTTCGAGAAACAGAGCGCATTAACCGAGGACACGTCTGACGTGGCGCGGATGGCCGCCAAAACGCCCGTGCCACCGGCGGGTGCCCAGGCCGCCGTCGCCAAAACACCAGACACCCCCGCAGGGGCCACCCAGGCGGCTGACAAAACCAAACAACCCACACCAAAACCACCGGCCACGCCGGCAGCGGCAACGGCCAGCGCGGCCAAAGCGCCGGCCACGCCACCAGTGGCCGGGCAGGCCGCCGGCAAACTGCCGGGGGAGACGCAGACCCTGGCCGGGCGCATGCCGACGCCAACGCCAGCACCTGCCAGTGGCCAGCAGCCTGGCCTGCCCGCGCCAAACCAGCCGATCGCCGCCAAACAACAAAACCCGTTGATGGCCCGGCCAGCCGGCGGGGCACAGCCGGCTGGCCAGGGGGTCAGCCAATCCATCACCATCAATGTGACCCCCACGCCGGGGATGAACGAGCAGGCGCTGGCCAAACTGGTAGCCGCGCAGGTAAAAATCGCCATGGCCCAGGCGCAGACACAACAAACCGCTGCACCGGCAAAACGGGCAGCGCTCTATGACCGGGAGTAATGACACATGCCAATGATGAGCTGGGGCATGTTTGTGTTTGAGCTGGCCAGCGCCCCCTACCAGGACAGCCAGCGCCAGATGGGCTGGCGCCACCCCAGCGCCAGCCGGGTGGGCGACCGCCCGGCGCGGCAGTTTGTCGGGCAGGACGACGACACCCGCACCCTGTCCGGGGTGCTCTACCCCGAGCTGACCGGTGGCCACGGTGCGCTGGCCAAATTGGAGGAGCTGGGCAACGCCGGCGAGTCGGCCCCCCTGCTGGACGGCCACGGCAATGTGCTGGGCAGCTATGTGCTGGAGAGCCTGCACTACACTGACAAAAACCTACTGGACGACGGGCTGGCGCGGCAGATCGAGTTCCAGTTGACCCTCAAACGGGTTGACGACAACCCGACCACCAGCGGGGGCACAACCAGCGCCGGCGGCTGGGATCTGGGCGACTGGCTGGGGCTGCTGGGATGACCGCACGCAATCACCCCGCCCCGGATTTTCACCTGGTGGTCGATGGCCGCGACATCACCACGGCGGTGGACAGCCGGCTGGAATCGCTGACGCTGACCGACAATCGCGGCATGGATGCCGACGAGCTGGAGCTGGTGCTGTCCGACCACGACAACTCACTGCACATCCCCAGAAAAGGCGCGAAAATTCAAGTTTCTATCGGCTGGAAGGGGCAGCCGCTGGTCAACAAAGGTATGTTCACGGTGGACGAGGTGACGCACAGCGGCGCACCGGACAAACTCAGCATCCGGGCGCGCAGCGCCGACCTGCGCAAAGGGATATCCGATAAACGCGAGGAGAGCCACCATGGCGGCACCGTCGGCGACCTGGTCAACAAAGTGGCCGCACGCCAGGGGCTGACCCCGGCTGTCTCGCCCGACCTGGCCAGCCAGCCGCTACGCCACCTCGACCAGCTCAACGAATCCGACGCCAACATGCTCACCCGGCTGGCCCGCGAGCTGGACGCCATTAGCACCGTTAAACAGGGCCGGCTGTTGTTCTGCCGCGCTGGCCAGGCCACCACGGTATCGGGCAAACCGATGTCGGCCATGACAATCACCCGCAGTGATGGTGACCAGCACAGCTACACCAGCGCCGACCGCGACACCTACGGCGGGGCGACTGCCAGCTATCACGACCACCGAACCGGACAGCGCGCAGACGTGAGCGCGGGCTCGGCAGGCGGCGATAACACCAAACGGCTGCGCCACAGCTACCCAGACCGCGCCAGCGCGCAGCGCGCAGCCAATGCCGAGATGCAGCGCCAGCCACGCGGCGCGGCAAAAATGACCCTGACCCTGGCGCGCGGTCGACCGGAACTGCTGCCGGAAACGCCGGTGACGGTGCGGGGGTGGAAGCCGCAGATTGATGGCACTGGGTGGCTGATTGTCAAAATCACCCACACGATTGGGGATGGGGGGTATACGTCGCAGGTGGAGATGGAAGTGAAGGGGGGACGATAAATGCGTGGCGGATGGATAGGCGTTGACCTGGATGGCACGCTGGCCGAGTACCAGAGCTATTACGCTGGCGCGATTGGCGCACCGATACGGCCCATGCTGGTGCGCGTGCAGGAATGGCTGGCGGCTGGGCGCGAGGTGAGGCTGTTTACCGCCCGCGCTGGCGACCCGGCCCAGCTGCCGGCGATTCGCCAGTGGTTGACCCAGCATGGCCTGGGCGGCATGGCCATCACCAATGTGAAAGACATGCATATGGCGGTGCTGTACGATGACAAGGCCGTCAGGGTGAAGCGCAACAGTGGCTATGTTTGCCCTGGTTGCTGCAAGAGGAAATGAAAATGCCCTGCGGTAGGGCATGGCATGGACTGGCCTCTAACTGACGCGAATCTATCTGTCAGACGACGGCAGCCTAAATTCCTCAACAATGCGCACAAGCTTCAAGATATCACCCGTCTTATTGATGATTCGATCAAAGTGCGCACAAACCACCAACCGCTTTTTGCCATCAGAGAGTGTCTCTACCAAGAAATCACCATGCTTGTACTTTTTAGTCAGATGTAGCTCCAGCGTGTCGCCAACCTCCAGTTTCTCGACAGGAAACCCAACCTGATGCGGCTGTCGGTTTGAAAGGTTGTTTTCAGCATCATAAGTACTATCTTGCATGACGTATTCGTCAATCCAGACTTCTTTACATACATCAAAAACAGCAATTTTTGTTGAGGCATTGTAGCCTCTCAGGAACAAAATAGACATTACACTTACCTTAAAAAAACAAAGCGTTGGATGATCGCATACTGTTTTGAGTGTAACCAAGTATGCCTGCCCATACCTCTGATACAAGACAGGTCTAGAAGCATGGGAGAGGGTAAATCAGGCCACTCATCGCACTTTACAATCCCCTCTCTGCGAAAAACCCTTTTGGCACGAAAATAGGCCAAATCAAGCCATATGACATGGTGTACCATCATGGCTTTCCACCCACTCAAGCCGGATCCCACCATGCGCATACCGTCCTTTGCCCCGTTGCTGTGCTGCCTGTTGCTGCCCTTGTCCATGCCCACCCACGCGGCCACCAGTCCCCCCGCCACCGCCC